TAAATTAAAAGGAGGAGCCTGCTATGGCAAACATTATTAATTTGTTTTACATAGCGGGTCTTCCGTTAAATCTAGAGGCTACCCATGGCTAATAATAATTGGGGTCAAGGTATATGGGGAGAAAACGCTTGGGGTGATCAAGCGGATACTGTCATTGCAGTTTCATCTGCAGGAAGTTTATCAACATCAATAGGTACTGAAGTAGCGGATGCTGAAGTTAATGAGGGTTGGGGTAGATTAACTTGGAACGAAAACGCTTGGGGTGTTGCTGGTGATGTTTTCGCTTTAGGTCAATCTTTAGCTTTATCTCAAGGAAGTGCAACTGTTGCTTTTGGTTCAACTGATTCTCCGACTGGACAAAATTTAACCGCCTCTGTTGGAACTTTAGCTGGAATAGAAATTGGAACTGATGTTGCTGTAACAGGTCAAGCTTTAAGCTCTACTTTAGGTTCAGCGCACGACACGGCAGGTGACGCAAATGTTAGCGTAACAGGTAGCTCTTTATCTTCAAGTGCAGGTTCAACTACTATCGATCCTGAATTTTTAATTGAAGTTGGTTGGGGTCGAGGCACATGGGGTAATAGAGTTTGGGGCGGAGCTTTTTCTGCTTTAGCTCAAGGTCAATCAATGACTTCTTCTATAGGAAGTGTTTCAGTGCAAGTTGACCATGTAATAAACCAAACAGGATTAAATCTTTTAACAATAACTCAAGGTTTAGAATCAATTACTATTGACGGTAATGTAACAGTCTTTGTTGGCGAAGACGCTATGAATTTATCTCTAGGCCAACAAACATTAGAGCAGTCAACAAATGAAAGCGTAACAGGGCAAGCCTTAACAGGCTCTTTAGGAACTGTTGTTCCTGAACCAAAAATACCTGTGGATGTAACAGGAATTTCTGCTTCCATGTCTTTAGGTTCTATAACTCTAATTCAGACAACCGTTGAATCTGTAACTGGTCAATTAGCAACTTTTGCTATGGGAACTGCTACGCAGGCAAGTATTTATCCTGTAACTACAGCTGGTTCATTAGCTACCTCAATCGGAAGTGTAATTGCCACGGGAACTGCATCTACTCCTGTTTCTGGTATAGGGTTGACAACAAATATCGGTTCAACTAATGTAACTGCATGGAGCGAAATCGACCCAGGCGTAAACAATGTTTGGACTGAGGTTGATAAAGCAGCTTAATTTTGTTAAAATAGGAGATATATGGCATCAAGTTTTTCTACAGATCTAAAACTCGAATTAATGGTAACTGGCGAAAACGCTGGTACTTGGGGTGATAAAACAAATACAAACTTAAATTTAGTTCAACAAGCGATTGCAGGTTTTGAAGAAGTAACACTATCTAGTGGTGGAACTTTAGCTCTTGCAATGTCTAACGCTACATTATCTAACGCTAGAAACATGGTAATTAAATTTGCTACAGCTTCAATTGCTGCTAGCACAGTTTGCACAATACCTGACGGCATTGAAAAATTTTATATATTTGATTGCACAGGATTAACAAACCCAACTAATTTAACAATTAAAACAGCCTCAGGGTCAGGTTTTTCTCCTGACAGAGCTGCAATATTTGCTGCTTATGCTGACGGAACAAATTTAAAAGAAGTATCTTTAGATACTTTAGGTGGTACAATAGCAGCTGCACAAATAGCTTCTGACGCTGTAACAACAGCGAAAATTTTACAGTCTAACATTACAACAAATAAATTAGCTGCAAATGCTGTTCGTGCTAATAATATTTCTTCAAATGCTGTAACGAGCGCTAAAATAGCAGACAACGCTATTTTAACAGCAAAAATTTCTAACAAAAATGTTACTACAGCAAAAATTGCAGATGACGCTGTAGGTGCTGACCAACTGGCGGACACTGCTGTTACTGCAGGATCTTACACTCTTTCAAGTATCACTGTTGATGCGCAGGGAAGAATAACTGCAGCAAGTTCTGGAACTGCAGGCGGAGGAAACTTTGAACCTATTTTTAACAAACAAGGTCCAGATTCAGGAACTTACACTGCTAGCGCTAACGCAAATTTCATTGGAGCTTATATAGTAGGTGGTTCAGCGGGGGGAGTAATTGTAGGTCCAAACCAACCACCTGCAGTAGGAAGATCAGGACAAAGAGGAGGTTTTGGTTTTTTTGGAGCCCCTATATCACAACCTTTCTCACAACCCTACACTATAGGTGCAGGAGGAGCTCAAAACGGACAAGCAGGAGGAGCTACTAATTTAGCTACGATTGGACAAGCCAATGGTGGAAATTTAACTAACCCTGGAACTGCTCCTGGAGCACACTTTGAAGGACAAGAATCTATTCCTTTCCAATTCATGTATGATGTAAAAGCGAGTGGAACTAGTGGACCAAACTCTAATAATCCTCCAACATCAGGAAGACCTGGTGCAATATTAATATTTGAAAATACAGGAGCATAAACATGGCTTATTTATTTGTTGAGAAAGTTAGCGGAGAAGTTTACAAAGCTGCTTTAAATGATGCTGAAAGAGACTCAATGCACTGCTCTACTAATGATTACAATATTATAGATGTTACAGAAGAAGAAATGTACAGAGTTTGTAATACAGAACAAAAACCTGTCATGAACGAAGATAGAACTGTAATAACAAGTTGGGTTAACATGGCTCAAAGAAGAACAGATGGCACTATGGATTGGGTTAGAAATGCAGATGAAGGAAAAGCTTTAGTATCAATCTATATACAAGAGCTTGAACAATTTACAAAAAATTGTCCTAATCACCCAAGAAACGCAGAAATACAAAATATAATAGATAATCTTCCTGACATGGAGTTGGAAGTAAATTATGGTTCAGGAACGGAAGAAGATCCTTTTAAAACTATGCCAATATGGAAACTGTTGAGTGATCAAGGTTTCAACGCAATAAGTCCTTTACGAGTTCCGTAATATCGTATATATAACTTTAATGGCTAAAGTCATTGAGTTTATCTCACACGAAGAATATATCAAAATTGGTGATGATCTCCCAAAACCCGCAACTACAAATGTTCCTGATTGGTTTAAAAAATTAAGACACGATACACTTCATCGAACTGTAAAAGGTTGTATGCCTTTTTTAGATGCTTTGACTGCAGGTTATATTTTTTTCAATCCCGTTGATTTACATATTAGACATAATGTTAAAAATGACAAAGGCGAACTTGATGGTTTTCAAGGTATACCAGAAAACATTGATCCTCCTTTTAGTATGAATTGGAGAGGGGCAAAACCTGAATATCATCAACCTTTTCAACTAGAGGGATCACCTTTATTAGAAAAAAATAAAAATTTAGGAATACACAAAATTATAAGTCCTTGGATTATCAAAACACCACCAGGTTATTCTTGTTTATTTACATCTCCGTTTAATAACAAGGATGATAGATTTGATGTAATTACAGGAATTGTTGATACTGATACTTTTGATAAGGAGATTAATTTCCCTATTGTAATAAATGGTGATAAATACCCTTCGTTAGAAACCACTATTAAAAAAGGCACTCCCATAGCTCAAATAATACCTTTTAAAAGAGATAATTGGAAATTAAAAATAAAAGGTAACACTGATTTAAAACAATGGCATATTAATGCTTTTACTTACGGTTTAGAATTTTTACATAAATATAAGAATAAATTTTGGAACAAAAAAAGTTTTAAATGACAAGTTTAGATAAATATATACTAACAATAGATGATGTTTTACCTATAGATACAATAGGAAGACTAGTTAAAGTTTTAAGCGTAAGTGATTTTAATCAAGCTACAGTTGGAGAGGAGCAAGTTAATTTAGAAGTTAGAAGAACATTTAATCTTAATTTATATCGATGGTCATCAAGTTTAACTAATGTTCACTGGTATAATTTACTTAATAAAATCTTTTATAACGCACACCTTGAGTATATGAAATACTTCAATACAAATGAATCTTTTATTTACTCTATTAAGGACATACAAGCTTTAAAGTATGAAAAAGGCGGTTTTTACAAATTTCATACAGACCATTATTATAAACACCCAAGAACTTTGAGTTTTATATTATTACTTAATAATGATTATAAAGGTGGAAATTTATGTTTTAGAGATCCACTAACCGAAGAACAAAAAGTTGTTAATGTTAAATCATCTAGATTAATTGTATGGCCAAGTAATTTTTTATATCCACATACGGTAACGCCTGTTGAGGAGGGTACTAGATATAGTATTGTAGCATGGGGACTTTAGTAAAAATACCTAATTTTTTAACTAACCACGAGTTAGAATTATTTACTCATTATACTAAAATTCGACATAGAAATAATTTAAAATTTTTTGACCCTAAAAGCTCCACGAAAGACACAAGACTTTATGCTGACTCACTCACAGATAGTTTAATGATTAGTAAAAAATCAAGTATTGAAAAAACTTTAGGTAAACAATTATATTGTTCTTATTCAGAACTTAAAGTTCATACTTTAGGTGCTGAGTATGAATATCATGAAAGATCACCTGCTTGTGAATATACTGTAATTGGTTTAATTGATATGGTTGGTAAACCATGGCCATTATATTTAAGAGGACAAAAATTTGACTTAGAGCCCTCTCACGCTTTATTATTTGATGATTATAAAGAGCATTTTTATAGAAAAGAATTTGAAGGTGATTATTACTTTGAGTATAATCTACACTATGTAGATGCTAAAGGAGCTAACAAATTTTATCTAAAAGATAAAAAAGAAACATATGGAGTAGTAGGTGATTATTAAAAATCAAAAAAATCATTGCGAAATAAGTTTTTCATGGAGAGAAAGACTTAGAATTTTATTTAAAGGTTGCACTAAGATTTCTGCTGATGGAATGAAACATATGGGTAATCATTTAATTAGGATGTATGTAGAATTAGATCAATACAATCCTAGCACTAGACAACATTTAAAATCTGACGATGAGCAAGAATTAAAATGATCGCTCAACAAATTGACAATTTTTTTGAATTACCTCAGGTAATTTATAATGAAGCAAAAAAAATAAAATTATTTAAAAATTCAGATCACCCTGAAGTTCAAAACGATATTAACAAATCAGTATGGCCAGGAGAGAGAAGTTTAGAACTGGAACATAGTAACCCTTTATTAAAATATTTTTGTGTTAAATATTTTACATTAAATAAACTTAACATTGAGGATAAAAAAATTCATTTATATGTACACTCAAGAACACAGAGCGATGAAAAAGACGATTTTATACATACAGATGCTTGCATTTATTCTTTAATTATTTATATAAGTGAGACAAATCTTAAAAGTGGCACGAAACTATTTTGCAAAGACAACAATACAATCACTGATTTTAAATTTGTGCAAAATCGATTAATCTTATTTGATAGCACCTATAAACATAGTGCTTATGGACATCATGGTAATGATATTAACGATAGTAGATTAACTATTAACGGGTTTATTAGATGAGTTTTCAAAAGAATAGATATAAAGTTATTAAAGGTGCTATTTCTAATGAGATGGCAGAATTTTTATTTAACTACTTAAATCTAAAATGTGATGCTGTTAAATATATGTACAGCAAAGGCATAAGCCCTGAGGTTGGCTGGTTAGGAACTTGGAAAGACGATCAAGTGCCTAATATGTATTCTCATTATTCTGACTTCGCTATGGAAACATTACTTAAAAAATTACATCCATTAATGGAAAGAGAAACGGAAATGAAACTAGTAATGAATTATTCTTACACTAGAATATATAAAAAAGGCTCTGTGCTCGAAAGACATAAAGACAGAGTAAGTTGTCAAATATCCACTACCTTAAATTTAGGTGGAGATGTGTGGCCAATTTATTTAGAGCCAAACAAAAATGTTGGGCAACCTGGAAAACAAGGAGCTACGGTTACTAGTGATAATAAAGGAATATCTATTAATTTAGAGCAAGGGGACATGTTAGTTTACAATGGTGTTGATTTAGAACATTGGAGAGAAAAGTTTACTGGTGATATATGCACACAAGTTTTTTTACATTATGCTGATGCATACGGTCAATATGGCTCTCAATCTAATGATGGTCGCCCTTTACTTGGTGTACCCAAGACTACATAAGCATTAAGAAAAATGGTATAATCCACTATGCCTTTATCAAAAGTTATTATAGCACCAGGGTTTGATAAACAATCTACACCTTCAGACGCAGAAGGAAGATGGGTTGATGGTGACAATGTAAGATTTAGATATGGAGAACCTGAAAAAATAGGTGGTTGGCAAGCATTAGTAGATAATAAATTAGTAGGCGCTGCCCGGGCTCAACATGTTTGGTCAGCTACAAACGGAAAAAGATACGCAGCCATTGGCACTGATAAGGTGTTAATTATTTATTATGAGGGTGCATTTTACGATATAACACCCTTAGAAACTGATAATTTCTCTACAGGCGCAGACATAACAACGACCAACGGATCAGCAACAGTTACAATTACAACGACCTCTGCTCACAATTTAGAGGTAGGCGAAATAACTACCTTTGCAAACGCAGGCTCATTTACAGGTGCAAACACAGTTTTTACCGCGACTGATTTCGATAACAAACTATTCGAAGTTCAAAGCGTCCCAACAATTACAACTTTCACTATTACGATGCCTTCCACTGAGTCTAAGTCAGGCGTTACAAATGATGGAACTTTAGATGTAAATCCTTATGCACCCGTAGGTCCACTTAATCAAACTTATGGCTATGGTTGGGGCACTTACTTATTTGGTGGTCGAACAATAGCACAAACCACAACAACAATTAACAATGGTGGTAATATGCTTGTTGGTGCATCTTCAGTGGTTCTAACAAGCACAGCAAACCTACCTCTAACTAACGGTAAATTAAGAATTGGTTCTGAAGACATGAGCTACACAACTAACACCACAGGGACAAACACGATCAGTGGGATTACTAGAGGTATTAACGGAACGACAGCAGCAGAGCACAATAACGGGGCAACTGTGACTGACATCACAGAATTTATTGGTTGGGGTGATGCCTCTACAGCAGCAGGAGTATCAATAGATCCTGCTAATTGGTCATTAGATAATTTTGGAAATATATTAGTTGCAACAGTCCATAATGGGAAAACTTTTACTTGGGACGCTAATGCATCAAATCAACTGCAAACAAGGGCCACTGTTGGAACAGGAATGCCTACAAAATCTGTAATGACAATAGTTTCAGATAGGGATAGGCATTTATTTCATTTAGGCACAGAGACTACTATTGGTTCAGCTACCACGCAGGATAAAATGTTTATCAGATTTTCTAATCAAGAAAGTTTAAGCACTTACGAACCCACTTCAACAAACACTGCAGGAACTTTCAGGCTAGATGATGGAACTCAAATCATAGGAGCGTTTAAAGGAAAGGATTATATATTTGTTTTAACTGATACTGCCTCTTATGTAATACAGTTTGTAGGACCACCTTTTACTTTCTCAATATTAAAAGTTGGTTCTAATAATGGTATGTTAGGACAGCATGCAGGTGTGTTTGCAAATGGTGCTGTGTATTGGATGGGGAGAACAGGTGGATTTTATGTGTATGATGGAACAGTAAAATCATTACCATGTCTAGTTGAGGACTTCGTGTTTACAACTAATGGCAATAATCCTGGTATAAATTATAATTCAGGTCAATTAGTTTATGCAGGAATAAACGAACTATACTCTGAGATAAATTGGTTTTACGCTACTGCAGATTCAAATGCAATAAACAGAGTGGTTACTTACAATTTCGCTGAGGGTGTTTGGACCACAGGCACATTAGATAGAACAACTTGGGTTGGCTCAACAGTTTACGAGCAACCATATGCTACTGATTTTAACGCTTCAGATACTCCAACCTTTCCTGTGGTTAATGGTGTTTCTAATGGAGCTACAATTTATTATGAACATGAAAAAGGTGTAAACCAATTAAACGGAGACGGAACTGAAACAGCTATTGCCGCGTTTATTAAATCAGGTGAATTTGATTTGAACGGAAGACAAGGAGTTCCTGGAGACGGTGAATTTATAATGAGTGTAAAAAGGTTTATGCCTGACTTTAAGAGAATTGCTGGTAATGCAAAAGTAACAATTTTTTTAAATGCCTTTCCACAAGGTAGCACACAAGCCTCAAGTCCTCTAGGTCCTTTCACGGTATCTTCAACTACTACAAAGATAGACACACGAGCAAGAGCAAGACTTGCAGCGGTTCAAATAGAAAATGAAAATTTAAATGAGAGCTGGAGATATGGAACATTTAGATTTGATGTAAGACCAGACGGGAGAAGATAATGGCTAGAATTACAATTGTATTACCTGAACCAAAACAACAATACTCAGCAGAAGATCAAAGACAAATTTTACAAGCTGTCAGAACACTCCAACAGCAGTTGAACTTTTCATACCAGACTGATATAAAAAATGACGCTGATGCCTTTAACTATTTCTTATCATAATGACAATACAATATAAAAACCAAGGATATAAACAAGCTAGCACGGGTAAAACTACAGTCCTTACTTGCCCGACTAATGGAACAATAATAATAAAAAGTGTTTATGTTGCAAATAATGATGCCTCGTCTGCAATTTTAGTTAATATGAATTTAGTTGACTCCTCTGATTCTAATGCTGAGTATGAATTTTTTAGGGATGATGTTGCAGCGAAAACACAAGTAAATGCAACACCTCAGGGTATAAATCTCGAAGCAGGAGACTCAATTACCGTTACAGCCGCCTCAGGTAGTAATAAAATACAAGGAGCTATAAGTTATGCTCTTATAGATAGATCTCAAGAAAATGGGTAAACGAAAACCTTTATTTGGTGTTAGTAATTATATTAAGCGAACTCCAAAAAAGCGTCCTGGTAGGCACGCAAAAAGTTATAGTAAAAGAGTTCCTTATCGTAAGAAGAGTCGTGGACAGGGGCGTTAAATTATTGTAATAAATTAATATGACTGTTTATCAAAAAGTTAAGTGTGAAACAAAAACTATCTACAGAAGTATAAAAACTGGTGAAAGATACGAAAGTGAAAAAGCATTTCTCGCAGAACATCCTAAAGAAGATTTAGCCACTGACATAGAAGTTCAAGTTCCTGACTTACCAATATTTAGCAAAACTAATAAAAACTAATGGGCAAAGTTTATTTTTGGGGTCCTCTTCTTTATCATACAAAAGTTAACGAAGAAGATTTAAAATCTTTATCTGAGCTTTGTATTAAAGATGAAAAGAAAAATTTTGAACATAAATTAGTAGGCCATTTTAAAACTGAATATCATATTGATACTCCTGCATATACACAAATAATAGAAAAATATTTTGGAGGATTTATTAAAGCACACGAAACTTGGTATGGTAAGAAACCTAACAGATTAGTTTGTGATAAGGCTTGGGTTAATTACATGAAAGCAGGTGACTACAATCCACCTCATATACATGTTAGTTGCGATTACTCTTCTGTTTTATATCTATCAGTGCCTCAAGAAATTCATGAAGAGGCTAAACAAAGTAAAGGTGTAAATGGTTATGAAGGTGGACCAGGATCAATTATGTTTATATATGGTGAACACGGCAAAGGTTTAATCACTGACAAATATTTTATGCCTGTCGCAGGTGATTTTTTTATATTTCCCGCACACCTCAGACATGTAGTTTCTCCTTTTAAATCAAGTGTAGAAAGGGTATCAATAGCAGCAAACTTTAAAAAAGAAAAATAATGGAACCATTAGGCGGAACAGAATTACAATATCAATTTTTACAAAAAAATGTGCCTGTAGACTTATTAGAAAAGTTTCAAATTTGTCTATCTGTGCCTGGGAGAGTACCTTTATCAAATACAAAGATAAATATTCTTTGGCAAAAAATGGCTCCTGACCAACCTCAACTACAAGAATTTTTTTCAAAGAAAGAAGAGATTGCTAAATATGACTATTATGTTTTTAACAGTCATTGGAATTACGAACAATTTAGAAAAAAATTTGATTTACCTTGTGATAAATGTACAGTTATAAAAAACGGTATAGGTGATATTAAAAAAAGAGATCCAATGATAAAGAAAGATAAAATTAGATTAATTTATCACCCTACACCTTGGAGAGGTTTATCTATTCTTTTAGGTGCCATGCAATTAATTAAAAGCTCTAACATAACCTTAGATGTATATAGTAGCACCAAAATTTATGGATCTGATTTTGAGAAACAGAACGATAAACAATACGAAGCTTTATATAATCAAGCTAAACAATTACCTAATGTAAATTATGTTGGTTACAAAAGTAATGATTATATATTAGATAACTTACATACTTACGATGCATTTGTTTATCCTAACATTTGGGAGGAGTCCTTTTGTATATCGGCTCTAGAAGCTTTAGCGTGTGGTTTGTATGTAACAACAACGGACAACGGAGCGCTTTATGAAACTTGTTCAGAGTTTCCTATTTATGTGCCCATGGATAATAATTGGAATAATTTAGCAAAACAGTTTGCAGGTGTGATTGATGAGTTGCCACAACAAATCAATACTGTAGGACTACAAAATCATTTAAAATTTCAACAAAATTTTTATAACCATTTTTACAATTGGAAGATAATAGGAAAACAATGGACTACTTTTTTACAAGGAGCACTGACATATGCAAGACCCAAGTAAACCAATTTGGTTTAATGATAAAACTGATAAAGTTAAAACACAAGAACTAAAACCTAAAAAATTTTCTATCTTTGTAGCAACACCTGTGCATAGTGAAGTCTCTATACATTACTTTCAAGCATGTTTAGACTTTCAAAAGTTCTGTATGAAAAATGATATTGTGGCTTCTTTTCAAGTCATGAAATCAAGTTTAGTAACACAGGGTCGTAATCTTTGTGTATCAAGTTTTATGGAGAGTAATCATACACACTTATTATTTATTGATTCAGATATAGAGTTTCAAAATCAATCTATTATGAAAATGATAGCTGCAGATAAAGGAGTAATCTCTGTCCCATATCCACTTAAACAACTTATGTGGGATAAAGCTTGGGATAGATTAAATAAAGGTGATATTAAAAATGTTAAAGATTTAAAATTCAAAGCCTTACATACATATCCAATGAAAGTTTCTAACGAAAGAGATATAAGAGTTAAAGATGGTGTTATAGAAGTAACCCACTCTCCTACAGGATGTATGTTAATCAAAAGAGAAGTTATTGAAAAAATGATTAAAGCTTATCCTGAAATGGAGATTGTTCAAAAGACTGTTATTAATGGAGAGTATATAAATAGACCTCATTTTTACAACTTTTTTGATACTATGTTTGACCCTGAAACAAAAAACTTTTTAGGAGAAGACTTTGCCTTTTGTAAAAGATGGAAAGCACTTGGAGAAAAGTGTTATGCTCTTATAACTGACCGAATTACACATGTAGGCGAACACCAGTATAGAGGGTGTTTTGCCGATGAGTTGATAAAGACTGAGTAAAATGGTAATATTTCCTAATTAGCTAATTTTAAGGAATACATAATATATGTTACAATTTTTACCCTACGCTCTTGCTGCTTATGGAGGTTACAAAGGATATCGTGCTTCAAAAGATGCGGGCGGTTCACCATTACAAAGATTACTAGCAACAGGCACAGGAGCCTTTCTAGGATATCAAGGTGGTAAGTTGGTGCCAGGAGTAAGCGCTGCAGGTTTTGGTAATGTGCAATCTGCAAATTTTTTACCCTCATTTACACAATTAGGTCCTATCCAATCTTTAGGTCAAACATTTCCAAGTTTAGGGATACCTAAATTTACACCACAAATAACTAATACGGCAGTGACTTCAGCTTTACCAAGTGTAGACCAAGCTGCTTTAAGTAATTCATTTTTTGTACCGCAAACTGCTGCACAAACTTCAGCAATTGCTAAAGGAGCAAACACGGCAAATGTTGTTAACACGACTCAAGACACAGGGGGCGTAAGAAGTATTTTTGATAAATTATTTAGAAGACCAAAAGTTATGACAGACAAGGAAACGGGCATACAGAGAGTTGTAACTATGCCTGATGGTAAAACACCTGTTATGGAATTCAGTCCAGGTAAAGTAGCTTCTGCCGTTGCTTTGACGGCATTAGGCTCAGGTGCTTTTGATCCAAAACCTGTTGATGTTTATACTCCAACTTACAATCTAGCTGTAGCAGAATTACAAAAAAGAAGAGGTGGGTTTAAATATATAGATCCTCAATCTGGTGAAGAAAAAACATTTGAACAACCATTTATACCTGAAGCAGATAGAGATCCTGATTTTACAATGGGTCCTTATGAATTAGCTTATAATAGATTTAATGAAGGTGGTTTAGCTGATATAAAAAAATTTAACGAAGGTGGTATAAATTATTTACCAAGTAAAGTAACTCATGACGAAAACGACATGAATAATTATGTAAGAGCAAAAGGTTATGTTGAAGACGGGTCAGGTACGGGAGATAAAGACGAGGATACAATGTTAGCTCAATTAGCAGACGGAGAGTTTGTAACAAGAGCAGATGGAGTATTAGGTGCTGGTATCATAGCGGGCGGTAACCCCAATAGTATGAAAGATATGAGAGCAAAAGGTGCACAATACTTCTATGAACAACAAAGACGATATAAGAGAGTCTTTGATTTATTAAAAGGAAGTAGAGATGCAAAAGCCAAAGCCAATTAAACCTGACATTTCTGTTTTATCAGTAGAGCCAAAGTATATTGAGAAGTTTTGGCCTTTATGTGATTTCATGATAGCTGAAGCTCTAAAATATTCTGGAGGTTTTGCAGAGAGTAGAGATATTAAAGATCTACTAAAAAAAGACGAGGCACAAATGTTTTTAGTATTTGGAAGTGACGAAGAAGAACTGAATCAGGTATTTGGTCTTTTTGTAACTAGAATAGCTGCTCTTCCTAATTACTCTCAATTAGAGGCTATTATTTGTACAGGTAGAAAGAGACACCTTTGGGAGGACAAGCTAGTGAATACTGTCACTAAGTTTGCTAAACTTAATGGATGTAAAAAATTAAGTTTTTGGGTCAGACCAGGTTGGTCAAGAGTTTCAAAAAAATGGGGTTGGAAAGCTAGACATATTCAAATGGAGAAAGAAGTATAATGGGATCAATAGTATCAAGTGTATTTGGTGGTGGAAGATCGTCTTCACCTGCTCCTTCATCAGGAGGTAATCAGTTTACTCAATCTGTATTAAGAGAGGCACCAGGTATCGAAGAAAGAAAAATAGAATTAATGGATTTGGCAAGGGGTATTGCTGATAAACCTGTAAATATACCTGACATACAAGTTGCACCTTTTGGAGCTTTAGAACAACAAGCATTAACTCAAGCAGGCACAACAGGTGTCGGTCAGCCAACAGTAACTTCAGGCATAGGACAGCTTTTAGCGGCACAAACACCAAACATAAATCAATTTTTTAATCCTTATCAATCTTTTGTTATTGATGAAATAAATAGACAAGCTGCACAAGCTCAAAACAGATTAGCGGCACAAGCTATAAGTTCGGGAGCTTTTGGTGGTGGAAGAGAAGGAGTTGCACAAGCAGAATTAGAAAGAGCAAGATTAGGTCAAGTTGGTCAAGCACAAGCAAGAGGTTTTGATACAGCTTTAGGTGCAGCACAACAACAACAAAGAACTTTAGGTGATATAGGAGCACAATTAGCAAATGTTGGTGCTCAACAACAACAAATGGCTCAAAGTGATATTAATCAATTATTAGGTGCTGGTGGGTTACAAAGACAACTTGCTCAACAAGCTTTAGATGCTTCAAGACAATCACAATTGCAACAAGCTTTTGAACCTTTCCAAAGAGCAGAATTTTTATCTAATATTTATGCTGCTGGACCAAAATCTCAAAGCACTGTAACTGCAGCTACCCAACCTGTATCAAGTCCATTATCACAATCTATAGGAACAGGTCTTGCTGCATTTCAGGCATTTCAAGGGGCACAAGGGAGGCGTTAATGAATGAAGTTTTAATGAGACCTCTTTTTAGAAAAAAATATCTTGAGAGGTTAAAAAAATTAAATAGTTTTAACGAAGGTGGATTAGCGTCTATACAAAAATTTAATCAAGGTGGGTTATCTGAAGCTGAAAGAAGAAACATAACTTTAGCGCCTTTCACAGCAGCTTTTTTGAGTGGTCAAAGAAGACCTGGTGAGTCTGAGTTTTCAGCAGTAGCAAGAGCTTTAGGAAAAGGTGTTGCAACAATACCTGAAACTAAAAAAACAATCGCTGCCATTGAGCAATCTATGCGACCCGAAGATCAATTTAAAATAATGACAAAAGAAGAAATTGCAGCAGCAAACGCTCAAGGTGCTAATTTAAATCCAAAAGGTACTTTTCAAAGAAATTTATCTACAGGAGAAATAAAAGATTTAACTAAAAGAGCATTGTTCGCAGATCCATTTTTAACTGCAAGAGCAGGTGAGGATGCAAAACAATATGGTAATGTTTTACAAGCAGGTGTAACAGCTGCAGAAAAATCTAATACATTTAAAATTTTAGATGCATTAGCTAACAACCCTGATTTAACACTAGGTCAGTTTGGAAATCTTACAAAATCTATCGAAAATTTTGCTGAGGGTTTAGGATTTCAAACAGGTATTACTGATTTAGCAGCCGCAGATGTCTTACAAAGATTTGCAGGTCAAAAAGTATTAGCAGACTTAGGTCAATTAAAAGGTGCTTTATCTGAGAAAGAATTAGCTTTCATACAAAGCTTGAATGTGGGATTAGATACACCTAGAGAATCTTTACTATTAATTGTTGATCTTTACAAAAAGGCAAACAACAAAGCTATAGAAAAAGCTAAGTTATATAGAGACCATGTGGCCGAAACGGGTAATCCAAATAAACCTGACAAAAATGGTTTAACTTTATATCAAAAAGAGGCAAAATTAGCAGAAACAAGTTTCATAACTCCTGAAGTAGAAGAAAGACTAAAAGGACTAACGAAGGGTTTTAAATCTACAGATAAAGGTTTTCAAAGACAAAGAATTACCGCTAGTGAAAAGAATATAGATAAAATACGAGAGAAGTTTGAGGACGCTAAAATTGGTGATGTATTTGAGATAAGAGGAGACACTTTTGTTCAAGTGTTAAACTAATGAGTGATAAAGATTTAATTAAACAATTATTAGATTTAGAAAAAATTAGACCTGAAGGTGAGGCAGGTACAATTGAACAAGAAACCGCATTAGAGGAAAGTGAAGCACCTGACAAAGATAATATATTTGATACTGTATCCGATATATTTACAGGCACAAAAAGAACAGAGTACGCAGCGATGCCCGAAATAGGAGCTGCTGATGCGGGTTCATTAGGAAAAAATTTAAAAGTAGCAGGAGGTTTATTACTAACTCCTAATCAAAGATCACAAGCTCAAATTATACAAGCTGCTGTGCCTGGCTCGGCCATTAGAGAGGATAAATTTGGGAATGTTATTGTAAACATGCCTGATGGTAAAAATTATTATTTAAATAAACCAGGTGCCTCTTTACAAGATGTATTACAGACAACTGCACAAATATTACAATATATACCTGGATATAGCGCTATAGCGAGAAGGTTTGCTAATAGTTATTTTAAAAGAGTTGTTGGTCAAGTTGCTGCTAGTGGTGCAACTTCTATAGCACAGGACTTAGCCGCAAAAGGTTTAGGTGCTGAACAAGCTGTTGATGTTCCAAAATTAGCTGTATCACTTGTTGCTCCTGCAGTTTTCGAAGGAGCTATATTTCCTGTAGCCTCAGCAACAGGCAAAATACTTAAGAGGTTATCAAAAAATAAAAAATACATGACAGTTGGAGCTGATGGTAAACCTATATTAAGTATAGAGGGAAAAGAAGCATTAAAAGAAGCAGGTATTGATGAAACTCAAGTGTCTGATGAATACATAAAAAAATTCTTTGAAAGATTTGGAAGAGGCGTTGGGGACGATATAAATAAAGTAAAACAAGAAGCAGAGTTTGGTATAGATTTAGCAGCATCTCAAACAGGTTTACCTAAAGACAAAGTTAATCTTGCAAATTTATATGAAGCCACAAAAGGCACTTTTGGACCGAAAGCACAAAAGCAAGCAATAGAATTTTTTCAAAAACAAAATATACAAATTAGAGATAGTGTAGAAAGTTTATTAGAAAGATTTAATAAAGGACAAGTTGGAGTTAACGATTTAGAAGGTGCAGGTGCTAGAATTTTAGACGCTGTAAGAAATAATTTTAAGAAAGCAGAAGATAAAATTGACACTCTTTATAATACGATTGACAAAAGAGCAATATTTACAGGCGGAGGTTCTAATATAAAATTATTATCAGAAAGCGCTAGAAAATCAGTGCTTGATTCTGTTGGTAGTTTAGATCCAAATATTATGAAAGGCACAGTTGCCGCTCTAAATAGTATTGATGATCTTGTAAATCAAGTTATTAAGAAAACACCTAAAAGATTAACAGATGCAAAAATTGCGACTATACAAGCTGGTAAAACAAAAGCTGCGAGAGAAGTCCCTGTGTTTGATTCTTTTGAGAAAAGAAGACAGTATATTAATGATTTGATAAATGCGGCAAGGAAAGAAGGCGGACCTGATTTTAGAGCATTAATAAATATTAAAAAAAGTTTTGATAAATTCTATAATGATGCTATCGACAATGCTTTATTTGCTGGTGGAAATGTTAAAAATATAGCAAAGGCTAGAAATGCCATTGTTGAAAGAGAAAGATTATTTGGTATTAATCCCATAACAAGAGGCGGTAAAACCATTTCAGATAAAGCTGGAGAGGTCTTACATAAAATTATAAATGATCCTGATATAACACCTTTTGAGGTAATTAATTATGCAATAGGAGCAAAGAAAATAGGTGTAGGTCAAACTCCTCTAAGAGTTATTAAAAGATTAAAAAAAATTATTGGTGTAAAAGATATTGCAAAATCTTTAGATAACAGAGATTTTGTTAGTTTAAGAACGGGTGTCTTTGATAGAATTTTAACAAACTCAATTAGAAATAATAAATTTAATCCTGAAATTTTAGTAAGAGAATTTGACGATGTATTTAGAGGTAATAAAAAATTTATGGATGAATTGTTTACAGGTAGAGAACAAAGAGAGTTAAAAAATTTAATCAACACCATTAGAAAAACATTACAACCAAGAGACTTAGCAAATTTATCAAACACAGGCAGCGTTCTATCAAGAGCAATACAACAAGCGGGTCGAGGTATAGTTGGTGCAGGAGCTTTAAAAATAGGTGGTATTAACTATTTGTTAGCTGTAAGAAATGCTTTTGATAGAGGTGTTGAATTATTTAAACAACAAAAAGGTGCAAAAGTAATTCAAAAAGAATTAGGAGATGTAACTAGTGATCTTTTACAAGCTATTAGAGAAGGGTTTAAATCACAAAAACCAGGAGTAAAAGTGGGCAGTGGTAGAGTTGATGTAACACCTGCAGTTACAGGTACTACTCAACAATTAATTGGTCAACAAAGAGATGTAAGAGCCCCACAGATAGAGCCTTTTGAATTAAGAGGGAACTTTCAAGGTGCTAATCAACCAACTCAGCCTACTCAACCTGTTTCTTCTTCTATGTTTGCATCTCTATTTCCACAAGACGCTTTGGGGGCAGCAATAGCTGAGAGAAATCGTGGCTAACGGTAAAGCTCCTAAAACAACCAGTGAACATCTTATATCTTTGTATGGCCACATCTCTGGCTTGAAAAAAACACAAGACCACATGCACAAGGGACTTGATGATGTTAGACAAAAAATAAATTGGTTTTTTATTGCATTAGTTGGTGGCATGGGCGCAATTATTTTGACTTTAGTAAATTTATTAGCTAATTAGTGTAATGTCACTAATTACAATTAATCGTAAATATCCTTATAAAAAACATAATAGGTTTCAGTCGGAAACAGGTAGAAAATATTTAGTTAATGAACAACCTGTGCCTAGCGTTACAACTATTTTGTCAGCAACTAAAGATAGAAAAAAATTAGATGATTGGAGAAGAAGAGTAGGTCATGCAGAGGCAGATAGAGTTATGAATAATGCTTCAAGTGTAGGGACTGAAATGCACAAAGTATTAGAATATTATTATAATAACCAAAAATATTTTAATGAAACTGAAGATGGTATCAAGCCAAGAAAAATGGCTGAAGTTATAAAGGATTCTCTTAGGATAGATGAAGTATGGGGTAATGAGGTATCTTTAGCCTATAATCAAGATTATGCAGGAACAACTGATTTAGTAGCTATGGCATATGGTAAGCCCTCCATAGTTGATTTTAAACAATCTAATAAGCCAAAAAGAGAAGAGTGGGTAGAAGACTACAAATGTCAGTTAGGTGCCTATTATTTGGCCCATAAAACGCATTACGGGCCCATTGAGCAGGGTATAATAGCTATTGCGACCCGTGACCTACAATATCAAGAATTCAAGCTCTCTGAGCCTGTATTAAGCGAATATAGCGATAAATTCCTAGAAAGACTTGAAATATACAATAAAACAATGAAAAAGGGCTAAAGTAACCAATCTTTTGCTTTATCCCCTAAAGTCTTAGCAGATAATTGATTTTTTCTTTTTAAGGCCTTAACAATTTTTTCATCAATCGTGTCCTTAGCCATAATATCTATATAAACAACATTTTTAGTTTGTCCTATTCTATGTGCTCTATCTTCTGATTGTTTACGAACTTCTAGGTTGTAATTATTGGAGTAATAAATAACATACTTTGCGGCAGTTAAAGTTAAACCATAACCACCTGTCGTTGGATTACCAACAAAAAATCTGCATTTATCATCATTTTGAAAACGGTCAACGGCCAACATCCTATCTGATTGTGAAGTTTCTCCGTATATAGATACAACTGTTTCTGAACCATATTTATCATTTAAACTACCTATAATCTCGTTAATGTTATGCACATAAGTTGCCCATATAATTACTTTTTGGTCTGTCTCTTCTAATATTTCTAACAAAGCTTTTAATTTTTCATTGTTAAATTGTAGTATTTCCCCATCATCACTTTTACAATAACCGTTAGCAACTTGATGTAATCTTAATAATTCTGTTAATTGATTGTGGACAGATATTGTTTCATTTTCAAATTTAGCTAAGGCTTCAATTCTTAACCTATCGTAAATTCTTTTTTGGTCACCTGAAATCATAACTTCTCTTTTTTGATAAATTTTTTCAGGAATATCCAAGCACTCATCTTTTGTTAACCTAATTGAAAAATTTTTTAATTTTTGTTCTAACTCGTCTAAATTTGTGTAACCATCAGGAACCATGATTGCCTCTCCTCTTGCGATATAAACTTCATCAAAAGTGCAGTATCTATTTCTAAAAGCGTAATAACTTTTAAAACCTAAAAGTGCAGGATCTAAAAAAGCACATTGAGAGTATAAATCTAATGGAGACTTAGTTACGGGAGAACCTGTTAAAATCCTACGCATTTTGGCTCTCCAACGCAAAGCTAATATGTTTTTAGTTCTTTTAGCTTTAGGATTTTTTATTGTTGTAGACTCATCTATAACCATAATATTGTTTGGTTGATTCAATAAATATTTATTACATATCTCTAAACCTTTCTTTGTGGATAATGCCTCTACATTAATTAGAAAAAATTTTAATAAACCTTTTTTTGTAATGAAAGGTTGTAATTGTTTTGGTTTATCTACTTTCCAAGCGTACGCGATTCGTTCTATTTGATCTGGTAAATGCGTATTAATCTCGTTCTTCCACACTGTATACACTGATTTTGGTGCAACAATAAGGGCGGAATCTATGCGTTTTTTTAAATATAGGTAAGCTATGTTGTCTATTGTAGTCTTCGTTTTTCCAGTACCCATTTCCATGAAAAGAGCATAGGTTGTTCTTTCAGCTGACTCTTTAAGAGCCTTACGCTGATGTTCATAAGGTTTTGTTTTATACGGGTATTTCCAACCTGCCATATCCAACACTGTTTTATATTTTTGTATTTGACTTTGCAAGTGAATAATCTATAAGCGAATAGGATATGGATATCGAAAAATTTTCAAATTTAGAAGTTGATACTGCGAGCACTAAATCTATATCTGACGCTTGCAATGAAATGAAAAAACTTGAAAAAGAGATAGAACTAGCCGAGGAGGCTCTTTCCACAAAGAAAGCTAAGTATAGAGACTATCAGGAACGAAAGATACCTGAGCTAATGCAAGAAGCAGGAGTGAATGCAATTAAACTTGCTGATGGTACACAAGTTGAGGTTAAACCTTTCTATTCAGCTAGAATACCTGAGAGTAGAACTAACGAAGCTTTTTCTTGGCTTAGAGAAAAAGGTTTTGGAGATTTAATTAAAAATACAGTCACTACTACTTTTAATAGAGGACAAGACAATCAAGTTGCAGAGTTAGTTAAAGTTTGTGAACAATATGGTTTTAAATATTTGCAAAAGCAAAAGGTAGAACCAATGACACTTAAAGCTTTTGCTAGAGAGCAAGTTGAAAAAGGAAAGGAACTCCCGTTTGATTTATTTGGTATCTATATTGCTAATAAAGCAAAACTAAAAACGAAGGAGTAAAAATGTCAAATAAAGATATAACAGCGAAAAAAAATAACGCTGTAGCAACGATCGACATAGAAAAATTTGCAGATCAAGGTTTCGATAACATTGATAGCAAATCATTACAGCTTCCATTTCTAAAAATTTTAGGTCAACTGTCACCACAAGTGACTGCAGGTGATTCTAAATATATTGAAGCTGCAAAACCAGGTATGATTTATAACACCGTAACAGATAAGCTTTACGATGGAAATAAAGGTATTTTGGTAATACCTGCTTACTACAAATTTGAATATATTGAGTGGGCAGACAGAGGACAAGAAGGTAGTAATGCACCTCGAAATATTTATCCTGCTGATAGTGATATCATGTCTAAGACTTCAAGGTCTGATGACGGTAAAGATAGACTTCAATCGGGTAACTATATTGAAGAAACTGCCTCACACTTTGTCGTAGTAGTTGAAGAAGCTTTAGCAACTGAGGCTTTAATAACTATGAAATCTACTCAAAGAAAAAAATCTAAAAAGTGGAACTCGATGATGAACTTAATGCAGGCTCCAAAAAAAGACGGTAAAGGTTTCTTTAGACCTGCTCCGTTTACACAACAATATAGACTTAAAACTGTTTTAGAAAAAAATCAGTTAGGCTCTTGGTATGGTTGGGAGATAACTTCTGAAGGGTTGGTAAATGATGAAAGCCTAGTAAATAGAGCTTTTAAATTTAGACAATCACTAATGAGTGGTTCTGTAAAAGTTAAACACGGACAAGAAGAAGAGTCAGTTAAAACACCGTTTTAATTATGGACTTTAAGAATTCCTTGGAGCAGTTTAAAAAACTGTTCCAAGGCTCTGACACTTATCACGGGCAATCAAAACGCCTAGGGTCAAAAAGATCTGATGGTAAAGAAGAGTGGCGAAGCTGGATAAACCCAAACCCAATGACAGATGTTAATTGGTTAGACCACTTAGAGGGTAAAGATAGTTTTGGTAGTGTGCCGATTAGAGACGACTCAACATGTAGTTGGGGTGTTATTGATGTTGATAGATATAACATAGATCACAAAAAATTTATTCAAATAATTAGAGAAAGAAAATATCCATTTGTGCCTTACAGGTCAAAATCAAATGGTTTACATTTAATTTTACATTTATCTGAAGCTGTGCCTGCAGCAGATATGAGAAAAAAAATGATTGCGATAGCTTCTGATTTAGGTGTTAACGATGCAAAGACAGATATTTTTCCTGCACAAGACACTGTAGACTTAACTCCTGAGAAGTGGGACGACAAACAAAAAGGACAGTTTGTTAATCTACCTTATTACAATGCTAAGTTCTCTACAAGATGTGCAATGGATGATAATGCACAAAGCTTGCCATTTGATAAATATATAGATTATGTCAAACAATTTGTAATTACTAAAGAACAATTTAGCAAACTTAAAACAGCAACGGACAACGAAAACAAACAGTGGCCAAATTGTGTAAATAAATTTATTAGAAACCAAATTAAAGAAGGCGAAGGCCGTAATGATGCAATGTTTAATGTTGGTATTTTATGTAAAAAAATTAATGAGGATAAAGATTATTGGGAGGCAGAGATAAGAGATTTAAATAAAAAAATATGTGTACCACCTCTAACGCCTAAAGAGATAGCAAAAGTTATCGAACAAGTAGATAAAAAAGATTATTCTTATAAATGTGGAACTTCAGTTGCTCGTATGTTTTGTAATGGCTCTACTCAATGTGCAAAAAGAAAATATGGTATTGGTTTAAACGAGGCTATACCTGAGGTTGGAAAGTTAATTAAAGTTAATTCTTATCCTGAACCTTATTGGTTATTACCAATACAAGGTAAATTAGTAAAACTCGATACTAAACAATTATATCAACAGCAATTATTAGGTGAGAGATTACTAAATTATGATATCGTGTGGAGACCGTTACGCGCAAGTAGAAGAGACCCTGACCCTTACAGAGATTGGTTAGAAGAATTAATATCTAACAAACAAGATATGGAAGGTTTTGATGGTGAAGAGGAAAGAAAAGAAGTTTTTAATACTAGAATAATTAAATTTTTTGAAGATACAGATACTATTACAGAGTTTGACCAAATCGAACATGACAATATTTTTCAAGATGGTAATCAGATACGATTTAAACTTGAGACTTTTAGACAATTTATGAAAAAACAAGGCTACAATTGGTCTGAAAAAGAGTGTACAGTATTCTTACAGGGGGCGGGTTGTGATAAAAAAGCTAAATTCCAAGGTATACAAGCGAGACACTGGGTTGCAACTTTACCAAAACAAACCGAGCACAAAAACAAAAATGTCAAATTTACTAAAGCAAAAGCTCCGTGGGAAAACGATTAAATTTTTTGGTCCACCAGGAACAGGTAAAACACATAGACTTTTAGAGAGAGTTAAAAGATTTTTAAAAAGAGGTTTATCTCCTGATGATATTTGCTACATTTCATTTACAAATAAAGCTGTAGAAGAGTGTAGAGAAAGAGTAAGAAAACAATTCAAAGGATATGATGAGGAGGACTTTAAATATTTTAGAACTTTACATAGTTTAGCTAGACAACAATTTGCAGACATACCCGTATTAGATCCTAAAATAGACATGTTGCAGTTTCATACACAATACGGCACGGTTAAATTAAATTATAAACCAACATGGGACGACCAAAAAGTTTATAATAATTGGTCCTTACAAATTTATGATAGAGCAAGGAACATGAAAATGAACCCTATTGATTTATATAAAAAAGAACCACGAAAGAAAGTTAGATTACAACAGTTTAAATCGATAATAGCAGGATACGAACAGTATAAAACATACGAGGCTAATCCAGGTGAATTTAAAAATGATAGATTAGATTTTACTGATATGGTTCAAAAATATATTGATAATGGATTACCGCTATCTTTCAAAGTATTAATGGTAGACGAAGCTCAAGATTTAACACCTTTGCAGTGGGACATGGTTGTTAAACTAGCAATGAATTCACAAAAAGTTTATTTAGCGGGTGATGATGACCAGGCTATCTACGAGTGGAACGGTGCTGATGTAAGTTTTTTCCAAAGCTTTCCTGGTAAAGTAAAAATTTTACAGCAATCAAGAAGGCTAAATAAAAAAGTTCATTTCTTTTCTCGATGTATTTTAAATGGTATGGAGGGATACAGAGTAAAAAAGGAGTTTACCTCTAATGGTAAAGACGGTGAAATAAGTAAGTGTAGTAGCTTAAAAAAAATTCCTTGGGAAATACAAGGTTCATGGATGGTATTAGCTAGAATAAATGATGTTAAAAAAGAATTACAAGATGAAGCAAGAAGATTAGGTTTATATTTTCAAGATATGCGGGGAAACAAGTCATTTGATATTAATCAATGGAAAGCTATTTGTGATTGGAATAATATTACAAATGGTGGTGCTATAACAAGAGAAGACGCATGTAATCTTTACACTTATCTTTTAAACATAGACCATGGCTACCGATCAGCGGACAGCAAAAAGTGGAGCTTTGCACACCCAAACCAAGTTTTTACTTTTGAACAATTACACTTACAATGTGGTATGACTGAAGAAAAAAATACATGGCTGGACGCTTTTCAAAGAAAATTTAAAGACAGAGAAAAAGCCTATTTTAGAAAGCTTCTAAACAACGAAATTGACCTTGATTCGAAAGCTAGAATAATTATTGATACGATACACCAAGTAAAAGGTGGCGAAGCTGATAATGTTGTCTTATCTGCTAAATGTAATTTTCCATCTCATTTCGAAAGAAAAAATTTAATAGACAGAGTAAAAGAATTAAGAGTTTGGTATACAGGAGTTACAAGGACAGTTAACACTCTACATTTGTTAGGCACATACCATAAATACCATTTTCCCTTGAGTAAATATTATAAATTGTATAAAAGTAACTATGTCTAAAAAACAAATCGGAGGAACTCACTATAAAAAATATCCTATAAGTCCATGGACATTTATAAGAGAAAATAATCTTAATCCATTTCAAGCAAATGTAATTAGATATAGTGTAAGATATGAGGATAAGGGTGGGGTTGAGGACTTAAAAAAAATAATACACTATTGTGAGATGGAGATTGATATTTTAAATAAAAAGAACAAACAAAAAAAGAAAGATATTTTATTAAGCCAAGAAGAGGTAGAGGCACAAGCAGCTGAAATAGCTTGGATGCAAGATAGTGGTGCAAAATGATAATACACGGAACTAACGGTATAGAAATAGCTGAACAACATACTCTTCCACAAGAAGTGTTTGATAGAATAAAAAAATTTGTTAATCATAAAGTCATACCACACAATAAGTTTTTAGTAGGTTTTCACGAACAAGCATTTGATTTAAGTCAATTTATTCCTGAAATACATGAATACATAGGTAATTTAATTCAAAATTCTGAATTTTGTAAGAAGATTTATTTTGATTTTATTGAAAGACTACCGCAAGACAATCAATCTAATTTTGTTTATTTAGATGAATTATGGTGTAATTGGATGAAAAAAGGAGAGTATAATCCTCCACATAGTCATTTTGGAATATTATCATTTGTAATTTTTGTACAAATCCCTTTTGATTTAGAAAAAGAATATGCTTTACCAGCGGCCGCAATGGCAAAAAATCCGTCTAATGGCAACTTTAATTTTATTTATTTTAATGGCACTAAGGTTGACGCTTTAAATATTGGTGTAGGTAAATCTTATGAGGGTAAGATGTTTATCTTTCCCAGTCAACAAATGCATTCTGTTAACCCTTTTTATACCTCTGATGGTTTTAGAATAACAGTTTCGGGCAATGTGTTTACTAAAGGTAAACTTAAAGAATGAGTCATCAATTAAATTTTATTTATAATGATACAGATTGGGTAGCTCCGTCAGAGTATCCTGATTTAAGAGCGGCAGATGAGGTAGCAATAGATTTAGAAACTAAGGATGTTAATTTAAAAACTAAAGGTTCCGGTTGGGCAACTTTTGATGGCGGTATTGTAGGATTTGCTGTGGCCGCACTCGGTCAGCAGTGGTATTTTCCCATACAACATGATGCGGGTGGCAACATGGACTTAGCAATAACAACTGCTTATATGGTTGATTTATTAAAAAGACCAAGTACAAAAATTTTTCACAACGCTTCGTATGATGTTGGTTGGCTTTTATCAAATGGATTTGAGGTTAATGGTAAAATTGTAGATACTATGACCACTGCCGCATTAATTGATGAAAACAGATATAGTTTTTCTTTAAACGCTTGTGCAAAAGATTATTTAGGTGAAATAAAAAATGAAACATTTTTAAATGAAAAAGCTAAAGAGTGGGGTATAGACCCTAAACAAGATTTATGGAAAATGCCTGCGGGCTATGTTGGCTTCTACGCTGAACAGGACGCGGCACTCACATTAAAGTTATGGCAAAGATTTAAAGGTGAAATACAAAAACAATCTATTAATGATGTTTGGGAAATGGAAATGGAACTTCTCCCAATATTAATTAAAATGAGACAGCGAGGTATTAGAGTAGATGAGGCTAAGGCTTCAATATTGAAAAAAGAATTTAGAACAAAAGAAAAAGAGGTATTACAAAAAATAAAAAAAGAAACTACTATTGATGTTGATATATGGGCCGCCAGAAGCGTTGCACAAGTGTTTGATAGATTAGGTGTTGAATATCCTAGAACCGCAAAATCTAATGAGCCTTCATTTACAACTAATTGGCTTCAAAATTGTGAGCACCCAATTGCATCATTAGTAAGAGAAGCAAGAGAAATAAATAAGTTTCACTCGACCTTTATTGATTCGATACAAAGATATGTTCATAAAGGTAGGATACACGCTGAAATAAATCAACTTAGGTCTGACCAAGGAGGTACAGTTTCAGGAAGACTATCTTATTCTAATCCAAACCTTCAGCAAATACCTGCGAGAAATAAAGAATTTGGAAACAAAATTAGAAGTTTATTCTTACCTGAGGATGGAAGACAATGGGGTTCTTTTGATTACTCTCAACAAGAGCCAAGATTAGTGGCACACTACTCTGCGTCTATTGGAGAAAAGTTAGACGGCTCAGATGAATTTATTCAAGCTTATGAAGATGAGTCTGCGGACTTTCATCAAATTGTAGCTGATATGGCTGACATATCAAGAACACAAGCTAAGACAATTAATTTAGGATTATTTTATGGTATGGGTAAAGCAAAACTTTCTAAAGAACTAGGTATCTCAAAAGATAAAGCAGAAATACTTTTAAATAAATATAATTCAAGAGTACCTTTTGTAAAAAAATTAGCTGGTGCTGTAACTCAATCCGCAAGTAAATTTGGTTTTATTAGAACAATAAGAGGTAGAAAATGTAGGTTTGATAAATGGGAGCCTGCTACTTTTGGTATGAACCAAGCTATGAACTATAATGAAGCTAAAGCAAACTATGGCAATAACATAAGAAGAGCTTTTACTTACAAAGCCTTAAATAGATTAATTCAAGGTTCAGCTGCAGACCAAGCTAAACAAGCAATGATAGACTGTTACAAAGCAGGTCATATGCCTTTATTACAAATACATGATGAACTTTGTTTTAGTATTGGGGAAGATAAAGACATTAAATTAATTAAAAACAAAATGGAAAACTGTATAGAAAATCTTAAAGTGCCTTTTAAAGTTGATGTGGCTTTAGGAAAGAGTTGGGGCCAAGCTAAAGAACAATGATTTATACAACCTTTATTCAAGAAGACTTGACTAATGAATTAATTAAAGTTTGTAAGCAATTTAAAGATAATGAAAAAGGTGTCTCGGGATTATGCACGGTAAATGGTTTTCAGAGCGAAAACATTTTACACTATAGTGGCAGTAGACATTTTAAAAAAATATTTGAAAATATATTACCTAAACCTTTTGACATTTTTCATATACATGTGCTCAGCTATGAAAAAGAAGGCTATCAAGAAACTCATAATCATGAGAGAACCGAAGACTATTCTTTTATACTTTATTTAAATACATTGGATAGCGGACACACTGTTTTTAGAGATTACGGAAAAGTAAAACCTGAAAAAAATAAATTAATATTGTTTAAATCTTCATTATGGCATTATGGAGAAAAGTGCGATGAGGAGAAATTAGTTGCTGTTGGGGCTTGTAAGTTACTTTTTCAAAAGTGAATAAGGTATAAGTTCTATTTACTATTTAGGTATTTAACCCGTTTATTATATTTTCTTATAAAGGTTGTGGCTAACTTTTGTTTTCTTTGCCACTTAATTATAAGTTTTTGATAGTGTGATAACTTAACTTGTCGTTTCTCTTCTTTTGAGAGAATTACAACCTTAGTTTTTAACACACCATTTAACCAACCTTTTTCTAAAACAAATTTAATCATTTCTAGTTCTAGGTCAGCTTGTTGGTAGCAGTGGTGAGGTGCTTTGGGTCTTAACCATCTATGTACCATATGTGATACATCATGGATTAACCTTCTCCAACCTCTATGTAATCCGTTTGGATTACCACTTAAACAAACCCAACATTTTCTTGGATTGTCCTCAAATCTTTGAACAGACATTTTTCTATTCATCCATTTGTCTTTCCAAGGATGCCTTGTTTGCTTTCTACCAAACTTTCTAACTAAAAGTTTATAAGCTTTAATTGCTTCCTCTTTAGTTATGTTTGGCAGTTCTTTTGGCAAAGTGTTATTACACTCTGCATACTTTTTCTTCTCTGTCATAATTTTATCTATGGTAGCCATCTTGCTATCAAGTTCATTTATGAAAGAGTTTACATTTCTTGTTACCATGTTTATCCTTTGGTTAGGAACTTACCCTTATTCACAATTTGAAAAAGCTAAATTATAAATTTAAAAAAAATTTATAATTATGACATTATACCAAATTGCATTTTTCGTTTTTTAGAAAAAAAATATTTTTATTGAAAAGTAGAGCGATGAAATTTCAGGGGTTCAATTCTAGCCGCGACACTAAAACACTTTTTGCATTTTTTACGATTTTTTGATAGACTGATTCTAGATATGGAAAACGATAATGAAACTCATAAACGATGATTGTTTAAAAGTATTACCTACATTAGCTAATAATAGTGTTGACTTAATACTGACAGACCCTCCTTATGGAACAACACAATGCAAGTGGGATAGTGTAATTCCATTTGAGTCAATGTGGAAAGAGTTAAAAAGAATTATTAAAGATAATGGTTGTATAGCTTTGTTTGGTAGTGAGCCATTTAGTAGTGCTTTAAGAATGAGCAATATTAAAAACTTTAAATACGATTGGATTTGGAAAAAAAAATATTCAACTGGATATTTAAACGCAAAAAAACAACCTTTAAGAAATACAGAAATAATATCTTGTTTTTATAATAAACAAGCAAAATATTATCCTCAATTTACTAAAGGAAAACCATATAAAATAAAACAAGGTAAAACTGCACAAACTTATAATCCGAATTCTAAAGAAATAATAATTACAGATAATAATGGTTATCGTTATCCATTGAATTTAATTGAGTTTAATTCTGATAAAGAAAAACTACACCCAACACAAAAACCAGTAGCTTTATTAGAATACTTAATAAAAACTTATACAGACGAAAACGATACTGTTTTAGATTTTACTATGGGAGTTGGTTCTACTGGAGTCGCAGCTAAAAACTTAAATAGAGAGTTTATTGGTATTGAATTAGACGAAAAATATTTTAATATTGCGAAAGAAAGATTGCAATGAACGATAAAGAAGAATATAGATGTGGAGGAGCTTATCGAGCTATGTTAAAAATATTTAGAGAAGCTAAGGAAGAAATGGAAAAAGAAAAATATATACCTAAACCTGAACACCAATGTTTAAGATGTAAAGATTTAAGAGAGGTCTGGGTTTGGAAAGACACAAGCGAATCAGAAAAGATTAGAGTTGACTGTCCAATGTGCACCGTACAACGGCCACCGCAAGAACTAAGAGAACTAGGAATTATTTAGGTTTTCTTTTTGGTAATAGGTTTTGTTCTTTTATAATCTGTCCATTTACAGTTGAATGTTTTAAGCCCTGTTTCAGTGAGTATTTTAATAATGTGGCCTCGTTCGGTTGATTCAACATAGTGCCTAATATAGTTAGGAATATCAGCATAAGAGTCTCCTTTATTTTGAGCCATAGATACCCTGCGTTATAAATCAATTTTTGATAGGTTGCTAGCTCTTTTTACTAGCTGTTTTTGAAAAGACCCTCTGATGCATCAAGAACACTTTGTTCATTGATTCTTTTTTTAAGGTCTTTAATTTTAATATCGATCCACTTCATATCAGTCGTAACTCTACCTTGTTGTAACGCCTGACTCGCCCATTTGGACTCTAGTTGAAGTTTCTCCGATACTAACTCCTGTAGTGCCATTTTTTAGCTCCTCATATGTAATGAAAACTCTTCCCTTATTATAAAAGTCTTCATCTTTTGCCTCGATTTCACCATTGTTCAGTTTAGTTTCAAACTGTCGTAAAGCCGAAACATCATCATTAGCAGTTACTATCCCATTAAAATACTTACCTTCAGATCTTATCTGTATTCGATAACTGCTCATAAGAGATTATATATCAATATATGGTATAAATACAACCCTATGTCCCTATTAGTGGTTCACAGGTATATTTTGTGGCTAATCGATGTTTTTCTACTACATCTTGGGGCACTGTAATTATCAAATCTTTTGATTCGTCAAACGCTTTAATTACGCATTTATGCCAATTATCAAAAACTACGGGATATTGAACTCCTGGAGAGCAGGTAAAATCAAGAAAAGAACACACATAAATTGTTAATATATATTTCATTTTTTATCCCATTAATTTGTTGTATTTATTATCGATTTTGTTATAAGGGTAAAACAATATACAATTATAACATGAATACAGATGATAAAAAGCCAAGCAATGTCCAAATGACATTAGAAAACTTATCTGACGCAGCGACAAATATTAGAGAGGTTGATTTTAAAAAACACCCGAATGATATTGTTCAAACTATTGGTGAAGAAACAGAGGCAATCTTAATTACTTATGAAAAAGACAAAGGGGAGTTAAAGCTTTATCATAATGGAAATGAGATAGATAAAGCTGTGTTCGCCAAAAAACTCAAAGCAGAGACAGGTTTTTACGCTATGTTTGATTACTTACAAGAAAAATTTAAGTCATGGACTAACGCATGGATGTAAGATTAAAATCAAGTTCACATTTATTTAAGAAATGGATAACTGATATGGACGATGTGTTAAGTAAAACACAAACACACGCTATTGACGGGAGCATGACACAACAAGATGATGAGCATTTCAAAATTCAAAGGTCTAAATTAGCAAGCACAAAAGTAGATATTTATTCTGCTCCAGTTTTTCCTGTTAATGAATGGTTGGCACAAGATTTAGTTCAGGACGAAATAGAGTGTAAAAGCTACGAACAAGATTTAGATAAAACAATGGGAGATAATAGATGAGAATATTAATAATAATAATATTTTTATTTTTAACTAGCTGTGGTTATACAGTAAAGTTAGGAAAAAAATGCACGCCTGAACATACAGAATGGTCTTATGTTTGGTTTGTAGAGAAGGAAGGTAACAATGTCAGTAGAGAAAACTGTAAAAAATAGAGATTGGCGAGAGAGAAGAATTGCCGCCATCAATAGACAAGTTGATAGGTTTAGAGGTGAGCGAACTATAGCAGAATACTATGCAGACGAACACCTCCAAGTTTGTCAAAGCAAATGTAAAACTAAAAAGGAGTATAAGATATGGATACAAACAAATGGAAAAGCGTAGCTGTTGATATTGAAACTTATAAAATTATAGTGGCCATGGGTAAGAAGGGTTTTAGAAAACCTGGGGCTATGATTGCTAAGTTAGCTGACAGTGAACTTAAAATAATATCTAAAAAGACAGGTAAGCCAATTGATAAACTGAAAGCTGAATTACTATCTCAAGGTGATAAACAATTAAAAAACGGTAAATTATGATTAAGGAAAAATTAAAAAATAAACAAACTATAACTGTAGAAGTTAATGGTGCAACTAATAATCACTTAACGACTTTGGCTCATGAGTTAGCTTTAATTTGTAAAAGAGAACTTGAACCTTGGAAAAGACAGGTAAAAGGCATAACCATTAAAAGAAACGGCTCAATATTTAAAAAAGTATCTTAATGAAAAAAGAAAGTGCATTAAGATATGTAGGTTTTAATGTTAACTACGACAGAGAAAAAGACGATTTCTATCCTACCCCTAAAGAAGCAACACAGGCATTATTAGACAGAGAAAAATTTAAAGGTAATATTTGGGAATGTGCTTGCGGTGACGGTGCCATGTCTAAGGTTATGATTGAAAATGGCTATGAGGTATATAGTTCTGATTTGATTGACAGAGGTTACGGCAATACTCCTGAAGACTTTTTAAAAAGCGATAAAGTTTATGATAATATTATAACAAACCCACCGTTTATTTTATCTACTGCTTTTACTGTTCATGCTTTGAAAAGGGCTAGAAATAAAGTAGTTATCCTTAATAAGATATCTTATTTAGAAGGTGTAACTAGAAGAGAGTGTATATTTAACCAAAAAAAACTTAGAAAAGTTTGGATTTTTACTAGACGAGTGCCCTTCAGAAAACCAGGAACAAACAAATTAGCAGGTGGTCTCATGGCCTTTGGTTGGTTTGTTTACGATGTAAACTATAATGGTTTACCTGAACTTGATTGGATTTAACCCCTACATATAGTCCTTCCTACATAAATAAACACTTGATATTGTGTTTTTCTTTTGTTATTGAGGATTAGTATTCCTCATAACCTAATGAAAAGTAGAGGTTTCAATCTACTTAGATTACCGAACACCGAACCGAACAACTTATTAATTATTAATTAAGGGGATTGTTTTGGCAACAGTAAAGAAAGAAGCATTAGATAAGATATTTGATAAAGGTTTAGAAAAATTAGTGATGATAAGTCCTAATAAAAAAACCTATGACGAGATAACTTCTATTATGTTTCAGCTTTATTGCGGTAATGATTATGGCATGGGGAACTTAAGCTTACAGTTTTTAGATAAGACTGACATAGCTTGGCGGCAAGGACGAAAAAAAGTTGCAAAGAACTTAGGATTGTCTTTGGTCAAAAATGTATAGCCATGGGTTAACATATCCATATCATTGTCTTTCCAAAACTCATGGTTATGCAAATGGGAATTTTCGATAGAGTTTATGATGCAGGCCTGCAAGATGTTGCAGAAATGGATGGGTTAGAAAGAACTCAATTCATGGACGATATCTATAACGATTACAAAATGTGTAAGGATCTCCGACAAACCCGGATGGAGGCTTTTTATTTTGACCTACTCACCAAACTTATTAAAGATTATGGGAACTAATATTGCAACAGAGATTGTAAAAACACCTCCTAAATCTGAACATAGGTTGTATCAAGCAGTAGTAATTCAAGCTTTTGAAGATTGTTTATATACCCTAGGTGGTAAGAATGAGGCTTATAATAAAAAAGAAGCTCACGAGTGGTTTTTAAGTGACTCTAAAGATTTTAGATATATTTGTGATTTAGCAAATTTGGACCCCGACCATGTAAAGAGCAGATATAAGTGGTGTTTAGAAAATAAAGTGATTGTTTTTACTGAAGTTCAATGTTATTGGATTGAGTATAAAAATGAGTACAAAAACTATAGGGCGGCTAATTCAAAAGAAGATAGAAGAAGCATAAAAGATAGGATTGACCAAATAAGATATAAACTACAACTTAAGGATAAAAAGAAATGAAACTTAAAATATTAAAAGCATTAGAGGATAAGTATCACGCAAATATAAGTAGTGCTGAGGCAACTTTAGATATATACCTTACTAAATCAGTAGGGATTGGCGAACACCCACAACACATTGAAGAGGCTGATAAACTTGTTGATACTATTGCTCAAAATGAAGAGAAGTTAGGTGTTATACATAGATTAAAACAATGAAAGAACTAGTTATTAGTTTAATGATACTAGTAGGTGGTAATAAAATTGAAACTAGGAATATTACTATTTATGAATCTTGCTATACATGGTATCAAAAGAATGTAGAAATGAACGAAAAGAGAACAACATTTTTTAGTCGAAGGTCATACCACTTGTATGAAGGTCAACGCGTTGTAGGCTATATTTGTAGCGATAGGGTGCCTAAATGAGAAGAAGAGTTGAAGATATCTTTCCTACCTCTATTCATAGATCCCGTTTAGATAGAGTTTTAACTAAAGAAGAACTTAACATAGTTTCTAACTGTGAAGTTTATAACAACAAATATAATTCTACTTCTAAAAATACTTATATTTTAGAGGAGGATGCTATGAAAGATATTAAAAAACATCTTACCTTAGCTATTGAAGATTATTATACTTGTATTTCAGGTGTTGATTTAAAAGATAATAAACTTGAGCCCTACATAACTCAATCTTGGTTAAATTTTAATTTAGAAGGCCAAATACACCATGAACATTACCACCCTAACTCTATCCTC